GTTTAAAAAGCGGACCGTGCCGGTGGCAAGTGCATACATCGTCAACGAATACCGCTGACTCCCCAAGGAAGTAAGGATTCGTCCTGAAACAAGTTGGGGAAAGGAAAAAATAACAAACAAAAAAGAACAAAAAAATAGAGAAAGAAACTGCTAAGACAAAACAAGAATGGCAAATGACACCATTGCCACAACCATCAACAATGCTGCAGAGAAGATCCAAGCAGTGGTCCAGAAGCTTCTGGGTGGTTCATCCTTTAACACTGTTTACCTGCTTGTGCTTGCTGCTGCCTGGTTTTTCACAGGAGACGTTTACATCACTATCTTCAGCGCCATCACCGCTGTGGGACCGGCTTCTAGGGCGGACGCGGCGCTCGTCCCACTCATCGCCGCAATCATCATTCGCAGACAAAACCGCATTCTTTCGCGCGCAGCTCTCGCACTCGCGGCAGCTTGCTACATCGGGCTCATGCCGTCACTGGCAGCTTAGTTCATCCGTGGGCTCCGCGAGCGAGCCTGGCCCCCTCTGGGACCAGGCTCTCGAGTGGAGGTTTTGGGTAGTCCCTGAGTATGGGGTCCCTTATGGCAAAGTCGTGACCGGAATAAAGGATATTGGGCCCTGGCCGGACTACTCTGAGCCCACGGGCGTACGATTCTGCGAGGACGCAAAATATGCTCTACACATGAACACGACCTTTCATTGCTCTGACGAGAGGGCCTACGGATGGGATTGTGATGAAAAGACCCAAGTCTTTCTCTCCACATATGAGTACAGCTTGAATGTTGACAGGAGTAGGGCCATCTGGAAGTACTCCATCTACACCAGACCGGTGGGGCGCCAACTGGGAAACTGCACTGTCACTGACAGAGTGTATGTCGGGACCATGTGGGGCAGTCACAAGGAGCTGTACCCCCTGGTTGAGTTTGATGAGGACCCGCTACCGGATGGTAGCAACAGGTATAGTGTCAGGGTGCTCCCCAACGGGAGATGTCAACTCCTGCCAAACCAGCATGCCTCACTGGCTCTCAGGGCCTCCGAGGTTCAGGAACCCAAGGTGAAATATCGAGCACCATTTCATGTCCATGACCAGCTAACCCCTCATGGCCCCTCCATCGGGTGGTTTGACCAGGTGTGGCCCGACCCATATGCTTGCATCAGGGAAGGGCAGTGCCAGAGCTACCCCATGAGTAGGGAGCCGTGTAACGGAGAGAACGATGTCCAAATAAGGCAGACCCTGGGAGTGACTAGGGGTGGCGTGAAGCATAGGCTCACCATTAGAGTCACGGGAAGGAGAGGGCCTTGTGATCCAATCATAACAGCCGACAGTGACTACCATGAGGTCACTCGGCACCATGAGGGGAATACCCTCGTGGTGGTCTGCGACCTCCCTCTACACCAGACTGTGGTCACAGTGAGGGCCGGAGACACCTGGAAGGAACACCGAATCGCCAAGGATGTGCATCAGACTATTCACGAGCAGGAAGACGACTTTGGCCACATCCCTCCGCAGTGGGTGGCTTGGTTGAAGAACTGGTTCGGGGGGCTCACCTCTGGATTGGCCCGGGCCTTTGGCCTGATCAGCCGCTTGGTGGATCTAGTGGTCAACAACTTACCAACAGTGCTTGTGGCCGTGGTGCTGGCCACCCCATTGGGCTCGGCCTTGTCCCCTGCCCTCCGGGTCTTTGTCATCGTCCTAACATACACGGTCACTAGAGCTAAGGCAGACGAGGGAACACCCAACGAGGACGTCCTGAGCATGCCTCTAGAACTCTTCCTGCACGTGGCCATTGCCATGTTTCAGGGACGAGACGTCGCCAACCCTGTTTCCCTCGCTCTGACGGCCCTATCTAACCTCGTGCCCATGCCCATGCCACTTGTCTTTTTCACTCTGACGCATCTCCTCATGATCAATAGAGACTGGACCCTGGCACTGGCAGGGGCCCTGGCCCACCGGGGGGGGCTGCCTGGTGTTGCCCTTTACCACATGGTCAACAGTGGCCGCCTCCGCAGATGGGGCCAGGATCTAGCAAAAAAGGCTGAGGCGGAGGCCGTGGAGCAGCTCCCGGAGAGTCACCCATGGTTTGATCCACCTATCCGAGGCCTTTGGCAGGACCTGGTGGGGCTGCAGTACCACTCCCAAGGGTACGTAGCATCCACACTGCAGGCGTTCCTCAGCGCCAGCCGGGCTAAGAGAGAAAAAAAATACCGTAGGGTTGCATTCGTGAGAAAGGGAGACATCAGGTCCTTCAAAAACTTTTTTCTTTATCCAGGAGAGTACCATAGACTCATGCCACACCTCCTGGCCATGTCACCATCGCAGCGTAAAGTGTTCAGAAACAACATACCCACCATCCTCACTCGTAGAGAGGGTGAGTATGGTCCACTACTTCACGGCCTAAAAATAGCTGGGTACGTGGGAGACCTAGCCGCCGCCAGCTAGGCTCCTTACACAAAGGCGGGAACGGAGTTTGACCCAAGAAAGGCACCGGACATATGAACGCGGAACGACACTCTTCCCCTCCCTTTTTTTTGTTCTATTTTCCTTCGTTTAATTTCTTTTCCCCTCTTCCCCACCTACTGGCTTGGGGGTTTAAGAGGGAGCTAGATCTTATGCTATGACGCCCGGGAAACCGGTTATGGCCGCATGCGTCACGGCCAATAAAAAAGTACAAAAAAAGGAAAAAACCTAAGCATAGAAAGCTCCCAACCGCTCCTCCATCATGGCTGGCAAGTGCTAAAGCCCCCTCAAGTGAGTGGGGTGAGCCAGGAGGATCCGGAAGGGAACACAAAAAAAAAAAAAAAAAAAAAAAAAAAAAAAAAAAAAAAAAAAAAAAAAAAAAAAAAAAAAA